TCGTGGGTGCATCAAGATGAAGTTCGGGCCTGCGAAGTAGCTGGTCTGAATGCGCTGAATAGCGTCAGCCAACTTCGGGTAGAGCTCAGCGACGGTAGGTGATGCGTCAGTGTAGGTCACTACCTGTGTGATCACATTGGTGAGTGATGTAGCACTGGTGGTGACGAACAATGAGTCAAGGTTCGTGTGGTATGCAGATACGAGATCAGCCATGACGAGTGAGTCGATGTTCGTGCCACGCTCGATCGCTTGACGACTGACATTTTGCTGACCAGCGACAGTGACTACCGAGACATCGAGTTTCGTGTCATCGATGTTGGTCTCTTGTACTGCAGCACCTTCGGTCTGCACAGCAGTCGCTGAACCAGTCGTGACCTTCGAGATCGATAGTGTCAGACCTGAGTCTGGCAGCTGATGCTTGCGAGCGATGTCAAGGAATGGTCGGCCTGCTCGTGCGAATGGTGCAGCCAAGTCAGTCAAGAACTGTGGAACGATCAAACCAGCGAAGTTTGCACTGGTGACATCACGACGCTCGATGCGCTCTTCGTTCATGTGACGAGCCAGACGCTCTTTAGCTGTGAAGTCATTGCTGAACTGTGCAGCGTATGCGTCAGCTACGAACGAGACACTGGCTTGTGGCGAGTAGGTGCGTGCTTCAGACTTTACGACTGATGGTGCGATGACCTTCTCGATGCCTGCAGCCTTGCGTGCTTCAGCAGCTGCTGCATTGCGACCTTCGAGTTCTGCATGGCGAGTGATCTGCTCATCGAGATCACGCACGATGTCGAGTGACTCTGCGATCTGGGTGTCTTCTTCTTTGGTGAGTTCACGCTTCTCATCGGCTGCGATCGCCACAAGTGCGTCAGCCTTTGCGAGTTCAGCGTCACGCTTCTCGATTAGTTGCTTTGAGTAGGTCATGTGTTTGTTCCTTTGGTGAGATATCTGATGGGTGTATCAGTGGCTCACTCAGTGACCTATCTGGTCGGCTGTGAGTCGGCTGACTATCGCTGACGAGCCAGAGCGATCTGCGCTTTGCGCACAGAGACACTGGTCGTCGGTGAAATTGTACTTGGTGTATTTGAGTTGCGCAACTCAGCGACTGTGGCTTCGTAGGCAGGGAATGTCACGACGCTCACATCGAATAGCTGCACTTCTCGTAGCTCTCGCACAGACCTGTCATCAGACCATGAATCTTTGATCGTTCTGAATGCGAAAGACATCTGGGTCATATCACCACGACGCATCGCAGAGATTACTCTGGCAGCATCTGGGTTGAGTGGGTCGAGATCAGCCATGACCTTCAGGCCACGCTCATCTTCCTCTAGCATCAGTGTGCCAGACTTCGTGCGTGCCAGTGGCACACCTTCATGGTCGATGAGTAGGCGCACATCTGCGCCATCTTTGATCGTCTTCTGAAATGCGCCACGCTTTACATATTCGATAAATGGCATCGGCTCTGATGGTGAATCGAATACAGCTGCATACCCCACTAGACGGTTGCCTGCTACATCTTCACGCATCTCTAGAGTGGTGTATGCCACTCGACGCTCATCTGCGCCAGTGATACACCAGCGATGCTCTACCTGCTCTATCGTGCTCATCGGCTCGATCATAGTTGGTGCAGTCTTGTCTGCGCACCTAGTCTGCTCATCATCGAGTCTGGCGACGATCTGCTCTGCATACTTCTGAGCTCGTAGTGCGCTCTCTTTAGTAGAGCCACCACCCCAGAGCAGCATGGCGACGAGTCCAGCTGTGATCTCGCCATCTTCTACTGCATCTAGATCACCGATATGGCGAGCTATCCATGCACCGATCTTGCGCCACTTGGCTTCGCTGATCTCACCAGATGCCATGCGTCGAGCGTCAGCGACAGTAGCTGGCATCAGCCCATCGCCAGACATACCCTGCTCATGTAGCTCTAGTCCACGACGAGCTGATGCTCTCATGTACTCAGGTGCACTCAGATCGATCTCTGCTCTGGCTTCATAGCCCATCGATGACTCGTCTGGCTCTTCGATCTCTTCCATCTCGTCGTCATCTTCTGACTCATATGAGAGTTTCGCCTGTGCGAGTATCCCGATGACCTGATCGATAGCTGCTACGAACTCAGCGTTTCGCTCATTCTTCTTCGATGGTGCTTTGAGATCGTCGATAGGTGTCAGCGTCGAGAGTTTATGGCCGACGAGAGTATCTGTAGCGACCCACCCATCATCACTCTGGGTATATACCCTGATCAGTGCTGCAGGGTCATCTGGTGTGCCAGTGATCGTGAATGAGCTGTCTGGTATGTCGATGCTGTCGTCTGTGACGATGCGCTCTATCTTCCCACGAGCACGACCACCTGATGAGTTCCATGATACGAAGTCGCCAGATGAGACTGCTCGACTACTCACATCACCTATAGGGTCGATGTCTTCGCTCATAGATACCACCACCATCTGATCGATCGCATCTTGTTTAGAAGCATGGCAGCCGATCGTCGTATATGTACCATCGCTCTCTCTCTTTACTGTCGCCCATGTAGAGCAGTCTGGCTGTGTAGTAGATATTCCAAATGGCATGATCAGTCACCATCTGGGGTCAGTACCCAGACATCGATCGAGTCACCACTTGCATCTTTGACTGCATACAGTCTCTGATTCGCAGGCAGCTGAAATGTAAGCGTTTCTAGTTTGTGGATATGAAAGCCATTTGTCTCTGTGACATCTGCACCACCGATGAACACGATGTCTGCATCAGCGTCATGATGTATGTAAATCGTTCGGTTGATATTGTCTGCTTCGACGAGTACCTGTCTCGTGCTCGTAACAGTGGTCTTGTATGATCTCATGGCTGTGGTGGTACTGCGTCAGTACCTACAGTCTGTGATGATGTAGGTGTCAGGAATATGTCGCCACCTTCATATGGCTCTCGGTTCTCTAGCTGTCGAGCTTCGTTCGGTGACAGTGTGCCAGAGAGTATCTGTGTCTGGTGTGCCTGTACACGAGTCTGCAGGTCTGCTCGTTGGAACTCGTCTGCATTGAATCGCACACGCTGAGTGAGTGGCAGCATCTCTGAGATCGCATCTTCGAGACGACGCATGAATGGCAGCAGTGTGTATCGCACGAAGTTGATGCCAGCTGACTCGATGTTCTGATATGTCTGTGAGTCGCCACCAGTACCGTTGATCAGGTGCAGTGGGATACGGTACACACGAGAGATATCACGCACGATCGCTTCACGATGTTCGAGCATCTGCATGTCAGCTGCACTCGTAGTGATCGATCGCCACTTCAGACCACCAGTGAGCACTGCAGGTTTGCGTCGTCGTACATGTGAGTCTTCCCATGTATCACGCAGTATCTGTGCCTGCTCTGTGGTGATAGTCGTGTCGGTCTCTAGCACGCTAGATGGTGTGCCACCTTCGCCATAGAACTGTGAAAGGAATCTATCCATAGCGATCGACATGCCGATGGTGTTCTTCATCGCTTCGAGTGGTGAGATACCTACCTGCTGATTCGGTAGCAGCAGCCATCTGATCGGCCTGATCTCTTTATCGGTGAGAGTCTGAGTCTTGCCGAGCGTATAGACGATCGAGCCATCATCTGAGTACACCATGCCCTTGATATCTTTCGGGTGAATGTTGCGCATCTCTGATGGCAGACCACCTGCAGTTCGTGGTGCATAGATGTATGCGTTACCGTGTAGAGCGAGCGTGAGTATCGTCTGGTGCACGAACTCGAACATCGACTGGTGAGCGTTTGGTTTGATCAGTACCGATGGTGTCGGTAGTCGCTCTAGGCGACCAGCTCGCTGACGAGTGAGCTCTAGTGGCATCGATGCGATCGAGTCTGCCAGCAGGTTAGTAGCTGCCAGTACTGCTGATGATGCGAATGCTGTGAGCTCTGTGACGATCTCACCTGAATAGTTATTGTAGAAAGGTCGAGCAGTGATCTGATATGGGTCGATGCTCGTAGGTAGAGCACGACTCTCTGGTTTGCGCCACAGGCTCATGCGTTCATTCCACCTATGCCGATGAGTAGCAGACCAGCGACGATAAAGGCCAGTGCGTTAGACCACACACTCACGCCATACACCACTGATATGCCACCGATTATCTCTAAACCTGTGGTGATTCGCTGCTTGTTCATGACCATACCTGCACGATA